AGGATGCCGAATCGGGCATCTGAAGATATTGTGGCTTGGTTGACAAGTTCAGCTGAGGACATAAAAGAAAATCCAGACCGTCTGTTTTTAAGATAGCACATTCCATAACATCTAGCATCTGCCTTGCATGCTTCCCAAAATATAAAGAAGAGTCTGTTTGACTCTCTATAATCGGCAGCTCCGACGTCGATTTTTGACCATTGCAAGTACATATAGTGAGTACCTGTGATATAAGTAGGCAAACCGTTATTATAAAACCAATACCCTTCATCTCTTTTTTTAAACTCTTCATCTATATAATCATACCATTTTTCTTTAAAGCTTGACGGATATTCATCCCAATCAAATCTACTTTTTATCTTACTTAACTCTTTTGGATATTCTTGCTTTTCCCAGTATTGTTCCTTTTTGCTTTCGCTTCGTTTAAACGGTTTATCGACTGCTGGTAAAGCAATCCTGAGATTTTGTATTTCAATGATCTGTCCAATCTTACCTGTTTTACTTATTACTACAAAGTCGTAATCAGAGTTGTAACCGTATTCCCATTTTTTTAATCTATTTTGTTTAGATAATATTTTAGGATTTACAACATCTGGTATTTCTTTCCAAAGCGTTTGTTTGTAGCTCATTTGCTTCTCCCTTCTGCAAAACCTTTAAAAGCTTTATGAGTGGTGTCTACTTTTTTCGAGTTGTTTATTTTATCTTCTTCTTCTTCTATCTTTATCAATATTTCAAAAGCATCAAATATTGCCAGTTTCTTTGTAGCGGCAGCATTCTTAAGTCTGTCAGCGCTTACATCGTCGTCTGAGTCTACGATCTTTTCTTTTGCCACCTTAACTAATTCATCAATAGCTTTATGACCAGCTTCTATTATTTTTTTCTTTATGATTTTTGTTTCCATAATTTATTAAAATATCATTAGATTTCATACAGTATAGTAACTCATTATTTATGTAAAACTCGAATTCTCTCATTTTTTTATAATTAACAATATCACCACTGAAAACATTTAAATTATTTAAACTATCGTTATCGTAAAGTAAAATACCTTTTCTATAATGCAAAGAATCTGTCGTTTTTTCTGAACTACTCTTTATAGGTTTAACAAAACATCTATCGCCAAAAGCTTTTAGTTCGTTATCTTTTACAAACATAAAAACTTGATCTATAGATACTAAGTATTTATCCTCCATTAGATAAGACCTAGAGTTTTTTTCATTGCCTCTTATGTCATAAAAACGCCTAAAAACGTTGTGATGTATGACAACAACAGATCCTTTTTTTATAATATTTTTAAAAAGTGATGGTGTTTCTATAACTACAGCCAACCTATTTACGAACTTATGATTTTCAATATTGCTATTTAATATTAGTTTTTTATCACCAAGTTCGATGCTGTTAGCGTATATATCACCTAAGGGTTTTACTATAAAATCTCTAATAGGTTTCATGAATAATTTAAGTCATATTCTACAGCAATAGCCATATTACTGTTAAATCTTTTCCAAGGTATAACCTCATTATTCTTTTTTATATATATAGAATACTCTCCGCTTTTTTCATTATTTAGTATGTCACAAATAACGTGACCTCCCCAAACTTCTTGACCAATTGAGTAATGCATAGCTTCGTTTTTGTAATCAGAACCTATACTTATTTTTCTTATGATATTATTCACTTTCAACAACTTCTAATTTTTCTTTGCTTTCTATTTCAGAGTATGAACCATCATCTAAATTGATAGAAACTTGTCCGTATTCTTTTTCCAGCTCAATCTTTACGTCTTCAATATCTGCATTAGTTTTTGCTAGTTCGTGAAGTACTGAGTGTTTTTGAGATTCAAGTATTCCTATTTGTGTTATTAACTCGTTAACTCTTTGTTGTTGATCTTTTATTAATTTTAATTGTTCTTTTTTTATTTTTTTCATTTTATTTTATTTTATTTAATTACTAGGTGGTTTTAAAAATGGTCCACCCATTACCAATTTAGGTAAAGCGTCGTACGCTTCTTGACCTATAATAGACACAACTTGTGGTTCATATCTAGGTCTTATTTTTATTGCATAAGTTCCTAAATCTTCATCATACCAAGGTGTTTCTTGATAGAACTCTTCTACATTGTCTAAACCTAACGCAGTTCCTAATTCATTAGAAAATTGTTTTGCACCAGCTTCAGTTTCAAATTCTTTATATTTAGCATTCATTATAAATTATAAGTGTTAGCTAAAGAAGTCATTATATTAGACTGTGTAGTACTGTCATGAGCTCCTTTGTACATTAATATTCTAAATATTTTTCCAATCCAACAACCATAACTAGATGGTGTTGAACCACTATAGCCATTACAGATTAAAGTATAACTAAACTGTAAAAAGTCCTGCCAATCTGGCGTAAGGCCGTTTGTGTAAGTGTTTACTGGAGAAGGAACTTTAGAAGAAGGTGTAGTCCCTGTTGCGTATCTGTGAGAGAATTCTCTATCAGCTTTAAGGGTTGCTGCTTTTATAACTGTTGAATAAACAGAAGCTATACCATCCGGTGTTCTAGTATCTTCAAAATCGCCAGTAACTAAAGTAGAAACCTCCCACCTGTTTTGTATGTCACCATCGTCTTTTTGATTTATAAACCAACCTTCACCATAGTAAGCATTATCAGTATTACAAAGTAACCATCCTCCTGATGTAGCATTTACATTTTCAACATCTGGATCACAGACTATGTAAGTTGTTATATTTTCAAAACCAGATTGTCCAGAGTTATTTTTATAAGCACCAGAGTAAGGTCTCATTGACATATAAGCACCGTCTTCATCAAACTCTACATAAGGTTTATTATTTCTATTTGGGTCGCCTTCTCTCCACGTAGGTCTTTCAGTTTCACTTGATTGTTTACCAAACATTGTTTGAGATCCATACACGTACATGAAACCACTTTGATCATGCCACTCTTGTACTAACTCACCATCAGTACATAGATCTTGCTCTTGATGATCTTTATAACATTCATACTCAGGATCTAAATCTAATATTAAACCTGTAGTAGGAAGTCCTCCGCCTCCGCCTCCACTCTCATTATCTTGAGTAAGCCACATCTTATAACCTATAACCTTATTGCTCATCTTGTTTTTAATTGTGATTTTATATAAATACCGTTTTGAAAAGTTCTTATATATTCAGAAAAAACATAAGCACCTTCAGGTATATTTAATTGTATTAAATTTAAAACTTGAGCTTGTGTATATGAGGTTATATTATTATAACAAAAAGCACACCAATCACAACCATGAGAATCGGTAAAAACTTCCCAATCTAATTCATCACCAATAGCATCTAAAGAATTTTTTAAACTGTCCCACATAATTTAGTATTTAAATCTTATATTGTAACCGTACTGATCATCATTTCTTACATAAGAATCTGTAGAATCAAAGGAGTTGTATGGTGAAGAATCTTCTATAAAATATAATTTCTTACGTGTACTAGTAGAACTACCTCTAAGAGTTTCTTCAAAATGTAAAGCATTTATCGAAGAATAATACTCATAGGCATTCCCTAAGATGGTTGTTCTTACTAATAGATTATCCGTTCCATTGTAGCAGAAATTATCATCAAAACCATTGTCATCTGTCATGGACATCCAAGTATTATCTGAAATATTAGACCAATCTAATTGAGCTGAATATACCAACTCTTTATTACTCCAACCAGCTGCTTGCCACAGCGAGCTATCCATCCCAAGATTGTAAGTGCCAGAGCTAGCAAAGTTACTTAAAGTCGTATGACAAAGTTCTATAGTAAAGTTTTTAGGTTTAGAAGCGTCTACACTATTTTGACCATCGGTTTTAAAACACAACATATCGGTAAGTTGCTTTTCACCTGATCCCATTTCACTAGCTAATATAATCTGAACAAAAGTACTTTTAACGTAATATAAATTAAAAGGCCCTACATCATAATTATCACCACTACTTCCATTTATGGGTGTTACTGACAAACCTGTAACAGCGGTACAACCACCAGGTGGATTTTGATTCAGTTGTCTTAAATCACCAGCGTAACCTACTATACTTTGTTGATTACCCATTGTTTAAACCGTATGACCAGTAAAAATTAGTGCCATCATAGACAAAAGAGAAAACGTCAACACCGCTAGCTGTTAAAGCAGAAGGAGCTGTTCCACCGACCCACTTAGAGTTTGTTGGCCAAGTTACACTACCAGCTGAAGCTCCACTTATTATAATTACAGTTCCGTAATCACCGTCCGTAGCATCTAAACCAGTTGTTGCAAAACTATAAGATTGAGCACTAGAACTAGAAAAATCTATTTTAGCGTTATAACTATTTATAATATCCCACTTCGTTGAAACTCCTGCAGCACTTAATAAATCAATGAAAGCTTTATTTTTGTTAGCTGGTTTCTCAAATTTTAATTCATAATCAGTACCTGATCCATTATCTACAGTTAAAACATCTCCAACATCTGGTTGTTCGTTAGGTAAATAAAGTCTTAGATTTTCAGCGTTAGTATGTTTAGGACCAAGAAAAGAAGTGTAATGCCCGTTAGTATGACAATTAAATCTAATCTCAACAGGGTTACTAGTATCAGTATCACCTGACATATTAGAAGATAATAATTCTATTTCTCCAGAATTTCCACCAGTTGCTTGTCCAACAGCGTCCTTACCAATAACAAGTCTAGATTCATTATTATCTATATCTATTTCTAAAGATCCTGTTGTAAACTCAGAACTACTATTACCGTATATTATTTCTCCTTCTCCTATGTCTTCTAAACCAGTTCCTCCAAGCTCTACAGTTACAGGGGTGGTTAATGAAAATTCAAAGTTATTTAAGTCTAAACCATCACCAGCCGTATATGTATTTTGAGTATCTGTCCAAGGAACTGACACATACATAGCATTATTAGCGTCTAGTTGAACTCCATATGCTTTAGATATCGTAGGGTTAGATCCTATTTTAACGCCTCCTAAGACAGTTGATGTAGCAACGGGTAAAGTATATGCAGTAGTATAAGATGGTGTAGCCCAAGTGTTATCTTTAGTTAAGAACCTAGTGGTATTGTTAGAATTACCATCAGCTGCATTTAAGTTTATTTCCCCTAAATCAACATCACCAACAGCTTCATCAGCTACAGTAAAACCTATATACTGTGTTCCAGTGGTGTTTTGAGACGCTGAAAATTTCATAACACCTACGCTCAAAGTAGTGCTAGCGCTTAGTGCAGATATTAATTCGTTGCCTGAAAATTTTATGTTAGTGTTTTGAACACCAGTGCTGCTCTCACCATAAGCTGCTATACCACTAATCTTAGAAAAGTCTATAGTAGCTGGAGTACCAACCGTAGCTGTTGCATCAAAAGCACTTATTTTTTTATTGTTTGCCATTTTTTTTAATTTATTCTAAATCAATATAATATTCGCTAGAACCCGTAGAGCTTTCTAACAAAATAAATTCATCTACAGATGTGTTCTCCATTTGCACTACAAAATCCGGACCTGGTGGTGGCGGAGGTGGTGGTGGTGGTGGAGTAGATCCCCCTCGTTTTCTAAACGTAAATACCGTATTAATTAAAGATATACCTAACATTAAAACAAAGCTAATAAGTCTGAATCTGCTAAAGTACTTCCACTTGGAACCACTACAGCTGTAACTTCTTTAACAAGTATTGGTAAAAATGTACCTGCTGATACAGCGTTAAAATTAACTTCCGCGCCGCTTTCCATTGTCACTGATATTTGAGACATTGGAGCACCAACATATAAACAAGCGCCTCTAGATGGGTTATCAGTTAATAATATTTGACCACTAATAAGATTACCACCTGGGCAAAGGTTTATAGCGTGGTGAGCAAATACTCTAGGGTTAGCCGCAAAGTTTCCTTCTAAAGTTCTTTTAGGAGCTAAATAGTTGTCTGCCATTTTTTTATTTTTTAATTTTTGTTATTTTTTCCGCGCCTCTAGATCCAAAGTACGCTACATAAACTGTGATTAGTAAAGCTTCTAATAGTGAAACCCAACCTGTTTTTATTTCTAATAGTACTGTAGAATCTAATACTATAAATATCGTCATGGCTAAAGTAAGATATATTAGCGTCATAGGTCTAGTGTTCTTACTTAACCATGAATCACTTTTCATATCACTAGCCCATCTTTCTGAGATGTTGTTCATCTCTGCTATATCTTGATCTAAAAGTTTTAAAGCCATTTCCTTATCTTCCGGCCCAATACTAGAATCACTTGATATAATATTTTTTACTATACCTAAACCACCTTGGTCAGGTAAAAATTCACCTACTGTATTTAAAATAGCAGGAGCTTTCTCTTTTAAGAAAACTCCTACTTTAGTATCTTTAAACTTTTTCTTATTTTTCTTACTCATTTTATAGGTGTTTCTTTAACCCATTTAGCATTTGGAAAATGATAATCATAACCAGGGTACATTACTTTAGCGTATCCATTGTTGTCAACACCTAAAACTTTAAAGTCAACATTTTTCATGCTTATATGCGAACCTTCTATAATGTTAAAATTATTATTAACATCAGGAGAGTTTCTTTTATAACCGTGTATTGACTTTTTCATTAACTATACTCTATTGTTCCTTTTTTATAATTCATAACCTTGCCAGTCTCTGTAGGATCTTGACCTTTATAACCAGTCTTTTTAACTTTTCTTTCTTGCTTATTATATTTTTTCCTAAGTTTAGCTGCTTTCTTAGTGCCACCAGATGCAGACTGTGTTTTACCTCTTTTATTAGTATAGCTAACAGTATTCCCCAGTTTTAAACTTAATTTTTCAGTGGATCTTTCCGTTCCTGAACCTTCTAGATTATATTGAGTTTCACTACCTAATATTGCCTTTCCAGCTGGATTAAAATCACTTGACATTGGGTCATTTATTTGAAGATCTTTACCTTCGTAAGAATCAGTGTTAATAGCAGTTCCTGTTAACCTATGAGAGGTATGTGAAGTAAGTGAAGCTTGTTTACCTTTTTTATCAGTAACTGTTCTTGTTCTACCTCTATTACCTTTCTTCACTATGTTACTGTCTTCTTGTCTAATAGCACCCTCCATTTTTTGAGCTGTTCCATCCGCAACATCACCAGCATAATAATTATCTGGGTTGTCTGGGTTAAATTGTTTAGGAAAATATTCACCCATTTTTTGATTAGGTCCTTTTTTACCCATGTGATTTCTATCACCATGCATGCCGTATTTATAAACTGCTTTGTCTTTCATTTTTTATTTTTTAATGGTATTTCTTTTTTATAAGCTTCTTTTTCCCAAGGAAGTTTTTTATCTCCCTCTGAAAAACTTGATCTTAAATATTTTTTACCTTTCCAGTAAACATATTTATCATCATAATTTAAATCACCTCGTTTAATCTGATCTACATGGACCATTTCATGACTTATGGTATTTCTTAGTTGATCTGGATTGCATATGTGCTTATTTATTATAATATTTCCAGAGCTAGTTGTAACACCATTAATACCTGCACCATCATCATTACCTAACCTAAACACTGATGTCCAGTCGATTTTATAAGGAGGTTTAAGCTTAAATGGCATATTATTTCTTGCTTGTTAACTTGTTTATTATCCTGTTACTGAATTTATTTAGTTTTTCTTGTCTAGCTGCACATCCACAATCTTTACCCGTAGCTTTACTAATAGCTTGTACTGTTTGATGAACACCTGTAGCTTTCATTACGTTGTGAACTTTGTCTCCTAAATTTCTCATTACTCTGATTTAAAAGCCAACAATACTTCTCTAATAGCAATACCAAAGGCAACTCCAGAGTAGAACGCGTGTCCTTCCATCAACATGAAAGCTCCAACTAAACCACAAGCTACCGACTTTGATAACGGATGGTTTACTATCATTTTTATCTTATCCATAATTAACTATTTGCGTGGTAAGCTCCCAAGATGCTTTCACAATGTTCTTTGCTTTTACACTTCTTCCAAATACCACCTTTTTTATTATTAAGAATTACCCATTGACCATCTCTTTTGACTACACACCCCGTGCCACCTTCGCCTTTTGAGCAACCTTTTCCCTCTTGTTTAAAAGGGTTGTCTATCATATAAGCCATAATATATTATTTCATGTGTTTATGTATGCAATGCGGTTGCTTGTGACTCATGTAACCATACTGAGAAGCTTTTTTAATATCATAAGCGATATCTTTTTTAGTTCCTTTTCCAGTTTTTAAATCATGTTGAGCATTTTCTGCATAGTGTTCTCCTGCTGATTGTTTCATATTTTTTATTTATAAATGTTTATACTCATCTGTCGCATCAAAAGATGGACATGCTTTTCTAGCAAAATCGTTATGTGAATGTATTACAGCTTCGGGATACATTGCTTTTAATGTTCTAAGCACTGCGGTTAAAGCTTCTTTTTGACAATCAAGTCTAGTATCTTTCGGGGTCTTACCATCAGCTTCAACGCCACCACAATAGCATATACCTATTGAATTACGATTCTGACCCTTCGTGTGAGCCCCGATTTTAGCTATATCTCTACC